ATTATCAAAAATATTTATATCTTTCAAAACGTGTCCAGACCACATTTGTCGAGTTTCTCCATGTGAAATGAGGCGGGTCGCTCTCGTTGGGCAATTCCAAGATCCATCGTCGTCGAGTTTTTGCATATTTTCATATGTGTTTTTTTCCTTAACTATTCAAATTCTGGGTCAAATTCTGGATGAATTGGTATTAATTTCTCATATATTGGTTTTTTAGGGGATTGACAAAGAAGTTTAACTGCACATGGTACTCGTGCCCCGAAGGAGAATCCACCATGAATTTTAAGTAGCATGTCTTCACGAAGACGATCTTCTAATGTGGTGTCGGCAATCGAAATATTATTTTTTTGTACGACTGGTTTCCACAATCGTTGATGTTCCTCTTTGATATGATTCACGCGATCGTAGTGAGGTAAATTATAATATGTATTAAATGGTAATGACTCTGAATGATCTATGAATCTGAATGCAAGTGAAATACGTCTTACATCTGAGACTAAAGGTCCAAAAGCCTGATGTAGTATATAACTTCTAAATAGTACAGCTCTTTTTGTGAAGGGTTCAACTCTGATATTTTTTTCAGTTTTTATTTCCAAGTCCCCACCAGCCTTATCATAATTTTCATATGTAATATCACCCAAATAAATTAACATTGTATAGTAATTTGGTTTTCCGTTGGTATCGGTATGCAATGGTACGTCTTGCCAACGGTCTTGTTCATTTAAATAAACTCGCTCTAGATCAAATTTTTTATTTGTATATGTATTTATTCTATTATGAATTTTCGAAATGAAATTTTGTGCAGAAATATCAAGACTATTGATTAATATATTACTCCTGTTATCCAATACAGTTCTTTTATGAGCTCTATCTATTTCTACGAAAACCCACGACCTATTTATAATTTCATCATATGCTTCGTGTAAATTGAGAGATTTTTTATCGACTAATATACGAGCCTCTTGTAACTCCTCATCATTAATAAAATTCTCAAAAATGGTTACATCCCTCATAACATATATTCAAGTGAAACATTATCCTTAAGTAATTGTTACCACTGACCGTTGTTGTACTCTGTTTTATCCCGTTCTGAACTACATATAAAATTTATTGCAAATGAAATGCGAGTTATCCCGTGGACTAACGGTGCATAAGCCTGGTGTGGTATATACCCTTTGAATAGTACAGCTCTTTTTGTAAACGGTTCAATTCTTATAATTGGTTTAGTTTGAATTTCTAAGTCTCCACCAGTTTTATCGTAGTTTTCGGGTGTAATATCACCTATATATATTAAAAGTGTATACAAGCATACACGTTTTTCGGCATCTGTATGTGATGGTACGTCTTGACCACACACTTGACGATTAAAATAAACTCGATGTATATCTAAATTTGTATTCATACATTTGTCTATTCTATTTTTAATTTTCAAAATGAAATTTTTTGCAGAAGGGATAATATTTTCCATATTCAAATTAAACATAGAATCAATTAGAATTTTCGTAAAACTGTTATTTATATCGTTGAAAAACCATTTTCTACTACCCCAATGTTGTGAATATTCCCCACCAATGAATTGTCGAGCCTCTTCTAGCTCTTCGTCATTAATGAAATTATCAAAAATGGTTATATCCTTCATATATTCAAGTGAAACATTTTCCTTAACTATAGTATATGAAGAACAAGCAAAAAACTCAATTATTGCTACTGACTATTGTTGTACTTGTCGCGGCTGTAGGCTACATGTTCTACAACCCCCAAGTTGTCGAGGTCCCAGTAGAAGTAGCTATTCCAGTACCTACACGCCCAGTACCCACTCGTCGTGAACCGGTTCGGGAACCTGAATTTAGAGGCCCCCCTATAAAGCAGTACAAGCCTGGACACATGCAGCAGATGGGTTTAATTACAAATGGTGATGAAAACTTACCTCTTTACGGTAAGGAGGTCCGTGGTCGCCGTGATCGCTATCACTATTACACCACAACCGGTGGTGAAAATCTTTACCCTGTGTCAGTCTCACACAACGCGCGTGATTGTATGGAAGATATAGGGTGCCAAGAGCTTTATGGTAATGAAACAGTCACCGTATTGGGACATACTGGTTCATTCACTGTAAATATGTACAGGACTGATGATTTTTTTTAAATCAATCTTCTGATGAGCTCGCCGATGGCCCAGCCTTCATTTGCTCTTCGTACTCAGCTTGGGCTTTTGCCCTCTTTACACGCTTATTAATGTCATTTACGAGAGAACTGGTCTGACTGGAAGAACAGCATGCTGAAAGAGCACAAGCTGCTAATATGGGGGGTGATTTAATAGGTACTCTCATAAGACCCATGACACCCATGATTGAACAGAGTAAACAGGCGATTGTGAATCCCAGTTTGTCCATACTCATTGGTTCACCAGAGGTTTTGAATAGATTTCCTAACATCTTTACTATACATTAACAAAAATTATTTCGTAAATTAGAAATCATATCATATTCTCTTGTTAGAAATCCACTATTTCTACTGAGTTTTACTTTTGCCCTCAATAATTCAACTACTGTGTCCTCATCGAGATGTTTAAGAAAATCCGCCTTCGCCTCGATATCGTCAAGTTGATGAGATTCTTTTTTCCCCTGTACATACGGCCATGTATGTTTTCGTAATGACGCAAGTTCTTCTTCAAGTTTTCTAATTCTTGGAAGAAGTACCTTACTAATCATAATTTTTAATTCAAATACATCAGTCATCTTACCCTAGATGCGTTTTTTATCTTTATACACAATAAGATGTCACTCCCACAAGGTAAGCGTGAATTTATAAGAAAGTTAGTAGCGGGTTTAGATAATCTAATGGAAATTACACAAATTGCAAATCAAATTGGGATTAGCCCAAGAAACGAAATAGAAGAATTTATAAAAAAACAATTTCTTGTTCAAACTGATACGGGTGAATATAGTGTAAACAAGGTTGCATTCCGTATGGGTGTCCAGGTCCTAGATTTTGATATATTATCCAAAGTATTGATGCATTTAGACAAACTAAAAATTAAACTTAAAAATGTATTTGATAGGGCGAATCTAAACCCACTCTATTTCGATCAGGAAGGTATGTTATACGCCAGACTTATTGAGACGGGTGATCTGAAGACTTTTCTTGATCTGATTTTATATTGATACTACCATCAAAAGTGACGGGCTTGAAGAAGTCATTGAATGGGCAACCTGGACACCTTCTATGACGTATAGCACAATCGAGCCTGTCAACCTTCTTCATGCATGGTTTTTTTCGCGATCGATAGGTTCGTCGCCGTCTTCCAATGTTATGAAAACAAATTGGGGTTTGACAAACAGCCAACATATTAATAAAATTAAGAATGATAACTTTATATTATAATATCAACCAAGAGTATATGCAGTATCTTGAATTAAAAAACAAGGCCAAGAAGCAAGGTCTTCGGATCACCAAAACTGTCAAGGGTAAACGTGTGAAGCTCACAGCTAGGGAACTTCGCACCAAAATTAGGATGAACTTTGATAACAGTGTGAAAAATGCACAGAGAGTTATCAGAGTGTGTCAAACTATAGTTGCTCCAACCGTGGTTCGTGCGGGTATTCCTCCCCCACCACCACCTCCTCCACCACCCCAACGGCGACCGGTCGTAAACGCTCGACGCGCTAAACTCATGGCTGAACTGAAAAATGTCCTCAAAAAGAAGGGAATGGTGGCCTAAATTAAAATCTATGTACATTATAATATGGCCGCTATCGGTGTTGTCCTAGGACTTTGCTGCTGTTCTTCTTTATCTGCTGCAGGAGGCTGGTTTGGTGGGTTTATCTCAGGAACCAAACCTCACTTTTTGAAAGTTACAGACGCTGAAAAAGTCAAAGAACTTTACGCTCTCGCAGTAAAAATTCATGAGAAAAACAAAAAGGAACTCAGTGAGTTTCCCGCTAAGGAGAGTGAATTAAATGAAGATGAACGCGCCGAATATACGGAAATTAGGGCTAAACAAGATGCAGAAGTACGGGACTCGGATTTCTGCAAAAAAGTGAAAGAATTCGATATGACGGCTGCCAGGAAGGTTAGAGATGATTATCAGCTTGATGTAACTACACTCGGTGGAACAAAAATGAAAGGGGATGTATTTGGAGAATATATCGGATCTAAGGAGACCCCTGAGGGTGAAAGGCGTCAGGTTGATGACCTATTTAAAATATGCATAGAGGAACCAGAAGAAGAGGATGAGTAATTATAGAAAGGTAATTCCAAATCTTTTAGACATAAATTTCTTAACACCCTGAAACGTAGGAAAACTCCAGAGGTACCAACGGGACCAAAAACCAGCCCCGTCGATACCACTCATCTTCCAATTCTCTTTGTCGCTCCGATCGACGTTTAACATTTTTGTTTGGATCTTCTTAGGATCTCGTTCTTCTATGGTTTGTCTGGGTACATGACCCCCATGACGCAACACATAGGAACGCATACGTGAAGGATTCTTGTGTTTGGTGTAGTCGGAATATCCACTGGCACCAAAGTCAACAGTCCTGCCGTCTTCTAAGACAGCCCTGAATTTCTTTTTAGGGTTAGGGCTACGAATAATTTTGACGCGCATACTTATATTTTACTGAGATTTTTTAGTTGCCGCAGCAGCTGTAGTGCTCCTTCTTATGACCCATCATCTCAGTCTTGGGGAGGAAGAAGAGCTTTTCGGGGCCACGCTGGACACGGTACATGTGATCATACATGTGGAGGAGGCCAACGGTCAGCGCAAGGCTGGCAACGACAACACCGTTCATCTTACGCGCGGTGAAGGCATAGGCAGCGATGAGACCAACGAGCACCATCTGGACGATGGTAAGCTGGGGAAGAGCGGGCATGGAGAAGCGAGACTCGGTAGTCGCAACCTCCTCTGTGGGCTTGGGCTCAGCATACATAGAGTGGGGGTATCCGGGCATTTTTATTATCTACTGAGAAAATAATGTGGCGGTTTATGTTTGTACCCATACTGATGGTCCTGTATGATTATGTAAAACCACCTATAGACAACCTCTATTTTTCAAATCTACATCGACCACTCCTTGGTATACAAAATACATTCAGGGAAATTGTTAAATGTCTAGCAGAGTATCATGTAAAGAATTATCCAGGTCTTCTTCTATTAAAACTCCATTATCCCAAATTACGTGAAGAGTTTGAAAAAGTTTCACCAACTCTAGAAAAGACGTGGTACCATGATACTAACCCATGGTTTGAAAAAAATGATGGGTACTATTTTTATAAAGCTGAACAATTTCCACTCCTAAATAGTCTCATTCGTCAAATACCATGTATAAATAGAGAGGGTGCTTCATTTGCGGTCATAGAGGGTCCCATGGTCTTACACCCACATCGTGCTGAATCAAATGAACTCCTACGATACCAGTTGACTATACACGGTGATGGGGATTGTAGCCTGTATACGGATAAAGGTCGGCACGTACACAAAGAGGGTGAAGATATCCTCTTTGACCACGCGAGATATCATGAATTGATGAAAACCGGGGACGGTCGAAGGGTTGTACTCATCTTGGATATTCACAGGTGATTGTGACACACTGCTTCATACATATCACTCCCACCGATAAGTTCTAGGGTTTTGTCTTTGACAATCCTCTTGGTAAAGGGACCCGGTGTTCCATCGTTACAATGCATACACAGTGCTGAAAGTTTAGTTACGTCACTTGCTAGAGGGATACAGTCGATGAGTTCACCAAACTTTCTCTGAAAACAGTCTCCATCAAGACCTGCGATAATAATTGATTTTTCTAGGTATAAACACCCTTCTATGAATTTTTTGAGTCTGGGAAAGAATTGTGCTTCATCTATGGCTATTATATCAGCCCGCTCAAATTCATCCGTATCGATAATGTCAAATAGGTCATACACTTTGTGGCAATTAAACTTAACATTGTCATGCGTTTTCAAAACTTCTTCAGGTGATCTGGTATCTTTCGCTGAGTTGACAATCATGACTTCCTTACCAATGACTTTTAGACGCTTAAGTCGACGGATAAGTTCGGATGTTTTACCGGAAAACATATTCCCCATAATAATCGAAAGTCCCATCTCAACTAATTATTATAATATTGTATTTTTTATATGGGTGAACTTCACAAATGTATCTTCAATGGCCACAAGGGGTACTACAATCCTAGGACAGGTCGTGTCAGGTTCGGAAAATGCATCTATCCCAATATCGCTTCGGCTATAAAATATCTCAAGTAAAAAGTAAGATGCCTCTCACAGATGCTCAAATTGCTCGAAAAGTTGGGCAACTGCGTAGAACAGAAGGTCAAATCTATGCACCCCTCAAATACTTCAGGGGGCTTGGGACTCTCAAGGAGGTTGAAACTCGTTACAAGAAGATGCTCAAAAAAGACTACACCAAGTTTAGAACAGACGAAGGACGAAAGACGAAGACTTCCTCCTACACCCAAAAGTTCAGGAAAAGGTACGGCTCAGATGTCAAGTCGTTGCCAGATATTGCTAAGGCTACTGGCATTCCTCTGAGGACTGTCCAAAAAATCTACAACAGGGGACTCGCTGCGTGGAGAACCGGGCATCGTCCGGGAGCCTCTCCACAAGCGTGGGGGTATGCTAGGGTTCATAGTTTTGCCACTAAGGGCAAGACTTATTATACGGCGGATAAGGATTTGAGGTAGATCAGTTCCACACATTTTCCACAAATTCCTTTGACCACTGAGCGAAAGAATTCTGTGCTTCCACCACAATAAGAACAACATTATCTTTTGTATAACCCCTAGTTTCATCCAACCTTTCAACGGACACTTGCCATTCACCGTGAGTGTTCATTGGAATATTTAAATAATAACACCGTCCGCGCTGCTTTTCCCATAGTTCTATGAGATATTCAATAGTAATTTCACTTTGTTCATGATTACGACCACACGAATTTCTTGATTTTGTATTTCTCCTAGTATCAAGTGTTATTCTTTCCAATCTCTTATACAATTCTGTGGCATGCTGCTGGTTTCTTACTCCTCTCGAACGGCGTTCAAACTCGGTGAGTTGTTTCCACATTTTTGTTTTTCGAACTTCATCCTCGTCATATGTGTCAATAGTACGCAATTCATATACACTTAGAAACTTTTCGCGTGACCACGGACGATTGTGCGCGGATTGAAAATGTATATCTATTAATGCACAATTTTCGGGGCTGTAACCTTTTGTTTCATCCAACCGTTCCAAACTTACTGTATCTTTAGTAAGTTTTTTACAACTGTAAGCACATTTGAAATTATGTCTTTCTAGTGTATCCGCAGCCCATGTCCTAAATTCATCT